AAATAAATTCTTTACGAGAAAGATTAGATCGAATAGATAGAAATATAGATGCAGAATATAGTCTTAATACTCCAGAAGAAGAATTAGAGCAACGTCAACAAAGAATCAGGGCAGAATATCCATTAACCCCAGCCGAGTGCTGGGTCAGAAGCGAAGAAGAAAATCCAGAAATACAGGAAATGCAAGAGTTTTTATCAAATAATCCAGATATAACAATATGAAGATAGATCAAAATAGATTAGATCGTCAATTAGAAGGAGTAGCTAAGTGGATAAATAATAATAAGATAGGAACCTTTGAATGGGTAACTGGTACTGGTAAAACATATGGTGCCATTCTTGCAATGAAGGAAATTCTTAAAGAGAATCCAAATGCTTCATTTATAGTAGCTGTTCCAAGAGATCCTCTTCGTGATATGTGGAGAAAAGAAGTAAAATATCATAATATTCCACGAGTTAAAGTAGATACTATTCATATGTTAGCTAAGCAAAATCTTTCATGTGATATGTTAGTTCTTGATGAGCTTCATATGTATGTGGGAGAGGAAGCCAATGTGTTTCCTCTTATTTTTGGAAATACAAATTTTAACCATTGTCTTGGTCTTACAGCTACTCTGGGAACTCGAAATATTCGTACAGACATTATAAACAGGTACTGTCCAGTAGTTGATACCATTAACCTTAAAGAAGCTCTTAGAGAGGGATTTGTAGCAAACTATATTGTTTATAACTATGGAATTCCCCTTAGCCAGCAAGACTCTATAGCTTATGCTAAAATTAACAATCAGTTTTATAGATATTTTGGTACATTCAATAATAATTTTGATACAGTAAAAGAATGTCTTAATCAAAATGGGGCTGAACGTTTTGCCAGAAGAATACGATGGAACCCTGGAGCAGTTATAGGTTATGCTGTTAAGACCATGAAATATATGAGGCTTCGTAAAGAATTCTTGTATGGTGTACAAAGTAAACTAAATGTAGCTAAGGAAATTATAGAACAATTTCCAGACAAAAAAATAATTACATTTTCTCAAACTACTGATCCTGCTGATAAATTAGCAAAGCTTGTTGATGATGCAGAAAGTTATCATAGTAACATTGAAACTCGTCTTTTTGACGATGATATGAACCTTAAAGGTGAGAAATGTGGAAAAAATAAATATAAAATATTTGAAACAGATGAAATATTAAATTGGAAAGAGGTAAAAGAAAAACATAACTATCAAAGATTTGGACAAAAGCGACTTCGTTCTTATATTTTAGATCGTTTTAAGAATGGAGATATACGAGTTCTTTGTACTGCTCAGGCTCTTGATGTTGGTTATGATGATGAAAATGTTGATATGGGAATTGTTCTTTCTGGAACAAGTGGTCAACGCCAAAACATTCAACGTAATGGTCGTATTATTCGTCTTAAAGATGATAAACGTGCGATTATTATTCAATTATATATAACAGATACTCAGGATGAAAAGTGGTTAAGGAACCGACAAGAAAACTCTGAAAATATTAAAACCATTTTCAGTACATCTCAAATAGAAGTATAAACAATGACAAATATTTATGAAACAAATGACTTAGTAGATTTTCTATCAAAAGAAGGCATTACATCAAAGCAATTTATGTATTGTCTTCTTTTACATTATGACAAAAAATATAGCAGAATTCCTGGAACCAATAAAGTAAGCAGACCTTTATCAAAACTTTATAAATATCACAATAATGTTGAGAAGTTTTCAAGAGAAGATCTTAAAACTCTTCTAGATAAAGGATTTATTGAAAAAACAGGAAGTAAATTAGTACCTGATATGCTGGAAATAACAGATAAATTTTCTAAAGCATATCTTGGAGATAGTTTAAAGTTTGAAGAGCTTTATGAAACGTATCCTGCCTGGGTTAAAAACTTTTCCCACCCTTCTGGAGGAGACATTCCTTTAAAAAACATGAATGATTATGTAGCTACAGAATCTCTTTATAATCGTTTTGTAAAAACAGATAAAAATCATAAACGAGTTATAGAAGCTGTGAAGTGGGGAAAAGAAACAAATAATATCAATATGAGTATTGAAAAGTTCGTAAATAGTAAAGGTTGGGAAGCCTTATGGGAACTTAAAAGTACTACATCTTCAGATGACCAATTTGAAATAATATGAACCCTTTTCAAAGTGTTATTGAAGAAATTGAACGTGGAAGAAGCGGTGACCAATTATGGATACCATTTAGATACCCATCACTTAGTAAACATATAGGCATAACAAAACGATTATATCATCTTATTGGTGGAGATCCTGGTTCAGGTAAAACTGCGTTTCTCGATCAGTCATATGTTCTTGATGCCCATGAATTTGCAGATAATTCAGATAAAGTAAATTTAAAAACTCTTTACTTTTCTATGGAGCGTAGCAAAGTTTATAAGCAAACCAAATGGCTTGCACACAGGCTTTATACACATAATAGCATTTTAAGGAGTATTAATGATTTATTTGGATTTGGTAATGCAAAGTATCCTGTTACAGATGAATTATTAGCTGTTATAAATAGTCATGAAGACTATTTCAACAGACTTTTTCAAAATGTATGGATACGAGATGGAGGTAATAATCCCACAGGAATCTTTAAAGAAGTATATAATTTTGCTCTATTTAATGGAATTATATATGGAAGAGATGAAAATGGAAATTATTATAAAACAACTCTTCAATCATGGAATGACAGAGATAAGAACAAAAGAAATATACCTATATCTAAAGATGATTGCCCAATAACTCTTAAAAATGCATATGACAGACAATATGTGCCAAATGATCCAAAAACAATTCTTCAAATTGTAATAGATCATTTTGGGAGAACCAGTTCAGAACAAAGTCTTAATAAAAAACAAACAATTGATAAATTAAGTAAGTATCTTTCAGATATGAGAGATTTGTTTGGTCTTAGTATTGTTGGTGTTTCTCAGTTCAATAGAAACAACGCAAATATACAAAGACGAATAAATACAGATCTTACCCCTGAACAACAGGATTTTAAAGATAGTGGCAATACATTTGAAGATGCAGATATTGTTCTTGGACTTTTCAATCCACATAAACACGGACTTAAATCATATAAAGGATTTAATATATCTCTTACAAAAGACCCTGCTATTGGAGCATCAAGATTTAGATCTCTAACTCTTATGAAGAATAGTTATGGAGTAGATAATTTAATTGCTGGATTTAAATTTGTAGGAGAATGTGGATATTACCATCAAATAACAGGAAAACCAAATGAAATAAATTATGAAGAGGTATTTAGAACATGAGTGAAATTGTACTTCCTACAGAAGTATCACCACCTACTGAAACTAATCCAAGATCACTATTTCTTTATGGAACTCCTAAAATCGGAAAAACTACGATATTAGCTGGACTTAAAGATAATCTTATTTTGGATATAGAAGGTGGAAGTAATTATGTAGAAGCAATGAAAATAGAAGTAAAAGATCTTTCTCACCTTGCACAAATAGGTAAAGCTATTAAAGAACGTGAAAAACCATATCGTTATTTAACTGTTGATACAGTTACAAAACTTGAAGAATGGTGTCATGATTCTGCTTTAGCTAAATATAAACAAAGTCAATTAGGTAGAGGAAGTAAAGCACGTAATCTTGCAGAACTTGAATATGGTCTTGGATATGGACTCTGGAGAACAGAGTTTAGAAAATGGATTGATAGTTTCAAGGGAGCAGCAGATTATGTAATTTTTGTAGGACACGTTAAAGATAAAATAATATCTAAAAACGGCAGTGAAGTAAATCTAAAAGATATTAATCTTACTGGTCAAATTAAAGCAATTATGGCAAGTGAAGTTGATGCAGTAGGTTATTTTTATCTTGATCCTACAGATCATAGTAAACGAAAAGTAACCTTTCTTACATCTGATGAAATTACATGTGGTAATAGAGTTCCTCATTTAGAAGGAAATGAATTTGTAATTTCTGAAAAGTTAAAAAATGGTAAAATTAAAACAAACTGGAATCAAATATATAAATAAATGAATGAATTAAACGAATTAGAAGGATTAACTACAATTGGAACCAACTCACGAAGAGGCGGTGGTCAAAACTTTGACATTTTTCATGATGTTGAAAATCAAAAATTCACAGTAAGTGATGCTCTTTATGCAAAACTGAATTTGAATAATAACGGTTTTACAGCTCATGTAGGTAATGGTAATGTATATCTTTCTGTACAACCTAATGAAGATTCTGTATCTTACAGAGGACGTACAGGATATGATAAAGGTAAAGAATTTACCAGTACTACTACCAGCGAATTAATGTCAAAAGTAGGTCTTGTTAATGAACTTTCTATGACTGAGGTAGGTGTTAAAGATGGAGCTACTTATTTTAGAGTAGAAATTCTCAGAGATCGTGAAGAAAACCAAACAGAAACAATTAACGAAGAATTAGTAGAAGAACATGTTTAAAGCATCACCAGAAGGAACACGAGAAACAAGTACAAATTATCTTAATATGCCCTATCTTGGATCAGCAACGGTCAAAGATGTTAAACTTGAGGAGATAAATAACACAGAAAATTGTTTTGTTGTTTATTTAGAAACTCATGGAGAAGATATAAAAGGAAATTCTGTAAATGGATTTATCCATAATAGAACAGAATGGGCTCCAGATGAAAACACAGATCAGGAAAAAGTTAAAAAA